ACGATGCAACAAGTCAACGGAAACTGCCGCACATTTGAAGCTGGCGAAGCGATCCCGCAGTACAGCCGAGTCATCGTCCAAAGCGACGGCACGGTCGACGTGGCTGGACTCACTGAGATCGGCGACGGTGTCGCTCAGACCGAAGCATTCGGCGCTGGCGAAACGGTGTCGGTGAAACTGTGGAACTCGGCTGGCACGTTCCAGATGATCGCTGGCGAGGCGTTCGCTGCGGCTGCGGATCTTTACACCGAAGGAAGTGGGAAGGTGCAAGACACCGCCGCCTCGACTTCGTTCCTTTTTGCTCGCTCACTGACTGCCGCGACGGCCGACGGCGACATCGTCGAGTGCGTTCTGCTCCATGCCGCCGGCGTTAGCGCCGAGTCCTGATCTCAAAACACATAGGAATTTGATATGCCTCAGCCTAGCAGCAGCCTAGCGACCCATCGCCCAGACATCGAAACTTCACTTGAGGAGTTCGATGTCCTCGCCGAACGCAATCAGATGGCGGCACTGCAAGTGTGCCCGATCTATCCAGTGCGTTCAGTGGCTGGCACGTTCGGCAAGATCCCTCTGGAACAATTGCTGATCGACCCCGAAGTCAAGCGGGCACCTCGTTCCGATTACAATCAGGGCGACTGGAACTACGAGACCGCAACCTTCGCCACTCAGGAGTACGGGTGGGAGGAGCCGGTCGACGATAACGAACGGTACATGTACGCCGACTACTTCGACGCCGAAGTGGTCTCCGCGAATCGTGCCGTTGGCGTCATGCTTCGCGCACTTGAGAAGCGTGTTGCCGACCTGATCTTCAACACGACCACTTGGACGGGTGCGAGCCTGACCACTGGCGTGACGAACGAATGGGACGACGCGAGCAACGCGACCCCGGTCGACGATGTCGAGGCAGCGGTCCACAAGGTGTACGACAACTCCGGCCTGTGGCCGAACGCGTTGATCATCAACCGCAAGGTGTTCCGCAACCTCCGCCAGTGCGATCAGATCCGTGATCGCATTGAGTCGGCGGGTGCCGGTTCGGCTTCGCGTGCGTCGGACATCACAGTCGAGCAACTCGCCGCCGTGTTTGATCTCGACAAGATCATCGTCGCCGGTGGCAGCAAGAACACCGCCAACCGTGGCGCGTCCGCCTCGATCTCGCAGATCTGGTCGGACGAGTACGCGATGGTTTGTCGCGTCGCCGACTCGGCGAGCGATTTCCGCGAGCCGTGCATCGGTCGTACGTTCCACTGGGCCGACGATGGCTCGCAGCCGAGCGGACGCGTCGAGTCGTACCGAAATGAGATGAAACGTTCGGACGTGATCCGCGTGCGGCATCAGACCGACGAGAAGGTTCTGATTCCTGAGGCTGGTCACTTGCTGAGCAACATCACGACCTAAGCATGAGCCGATTCCGATCATTGTTCTCTCGCACCGGCTCGCCGACGCTGATCCATCAGTTCGGCGAGTCGGTAACGTACTACCCAGCGGGCGACACGTCCGCCGGTCGTACGATCGAGGCGATGATCGAGCGGGAAGTCGCTGGCATCGACCAAGCTGGCGACGCGATGGTATTTGCGACGGTCGTGCGTGTACGAGATGACAACACGCTGGGAATATCCGCGACGGAGATCGACACGGGTGCCGACCTGCTGGGGTTGGCGATGCGAGTCGGCGAGTCGCAACGCATTAAACAGATCGTCCGCGTTCTGAGTACGGAGAACGGTCTAGTACGTTTTGAGGTGAACTGATGCCTGCGGTATTCTTGTCGCCTGCTGAGCGAATAATCCGCGAGCTAGTTCGCCGCCTGGAATCGGCGACGCTGTTCTCTGATGGCAAGCCGACGGCCGTTGAGGTTGTGCGTCCCAACCGCGACGCATCCAACTGGTCGCCGAAGGACAATACGGTCCTCGTCATGCAGGGCGAATCGGCACGACTCCCAGGCATGGATCTGCCAGGCAATCCGCCAGCGGTCGCATACGCGTTGACGCTTACGCTTGCGGGATTTGCTCGCCAGTCGGATCGCTCGACGCTCCCTGATGATTCGGAGTCGAACGAACTTGCCGGAGTCATTCAGCGTGCGGTGACGGGCGGCGATGCTGACTGGCATACGTTCGGCGGCGTTGCACTCGACGCACGGTTTGGCGATGTCGCGACGTTCCCGAGGACATCAGACTCGCACTCAGGGGCGACGGTCGAGCTGACGGTGCATTATCGCGTGAGCGAGCTGGATCCGTTCGAGGTGCGATCATGATGCAGATCGACATCGACGCGGAGGACGTGCGGCGTTTCGCCGATGCTCTGGGCGACTATCCGCAGCGGGCACGGCAGCAGGTAGCAACGGCGATCGGTCGGACATCGCGCAAGGCGGTGTCGCTGGTCGCAAAAGACATCACGCAGTACCTTGCCGTGACGCAGAAAGTGGTCAAGGAGTCGATCGGCAAGCCGGGCAGGGTGTCGAAGGACAATCTAAACGCACACGTCACGGTACGATACGGACGCAGGCTCTCTCTTAAACGGTTTTCGCCGAGGAAGAAGAAAACGGGCGTCTCTTATCGGGTATCGAAAAAGAAGGGCAAGGAGACGGTCCTCGGTGCGTTCATGGGGCCAAACTCAAAGACGATTGCACCTCGGCTCGGCGGTCATGTGTTTAAGCGTTTGGGCAAGGCACGCAAGCCGATCGCGAAACTGCATGGTGCGTCGCCTTGGGGGGTGATCGTAGCGAATCGACGCAAGGGACCACTCGAACAAGCCATCCGGCGGGAACTCAAGGCACAAGTCGACAAAAGTGTCCGCGACCTAGAATTCAAGAAACAAGGATCGAACTAGATGACGACTCCATTACTGCGACGCAAGCGAGTCCTCGCCGCAAAAGTTGAAGCGACCTCGGGCACTGCCGAAACATTGACGGCTGCCGAAGGTGCGTTCAACGCGTACAACGTGATCGCACAAGCCGACATCGCGGTCGAGGAACGCGAGGGGCAGGGTGCTTTTAACTATCTCACCGGCGTACCTGGGCAGCGTGGCGGCACGCTCTCGTTTCGCGTCGATCTCGGCTGGGACGGAACGACCACGATGCCGAGCTGGGCGGACGTGCTGCTGCCGGGCGTCGGCCTGGTCGAAACGAGCCAGGTGTATTCGCCGATCACTGAGGCACCGGGCTCGAACGTCAAAACGCTCACGCTCGCCGTGTACATGGACGGCGTCAAGAAAACTCTCGCCGGAGCTGCTGGTAACGTGGTGTTTACGTTCCCGACGGGCCGCATGGCGTACGCGGACTTTACGTTTACCGGAGTTTGGCAACCGGTGACCGATACGGCGATGATCTCGCCGACGTATCCGACGGCGGCACCTGTGCGTTTCGCGTCCGGTACCGCGACTTGGCAATCGGTCGCACAGAAAGTCGAGCAGATCCAAATCGACCTCGGCAACTCGGTAGTGCTGCGGCACGACCCGACGACTGCGGCCGGGTATGTGGCGGCACTTGTGACAAACCGTAACCCTCGGATCACTTGTAACCCCGAGAGCCGTCTGGTCGCGGACGACGATCGTTTCGGCGACTGGATCGCAGGCACGGCGGGTGAGTTCCTCATCCAGTGCAACGGTGCCGGAAGTAGTACGATCGAGTTTGAGGCGGGTGCCGCACAATTGCTAAACGTGCAAGAGGCGGCACGCGACGACTATGTGGTTGACGACTTGACGTTCCTCGTCACAAAAACCAGCAACGAGGACGAGGAGCTTCTCATTACCTTTACGGAGACACCGTAGTGCATTACGAACCTGGGGAAGTGTTCGAGATTGAGTTCGGCAACGATCGCGTGTGCGAGGTACGCGCGATGGGGCTGCGGACAAAAGCGAAGGCGGTCGGGTTGTTCGAGAAACTTCGCAACGATCCAGAGCCGCGAGAGGCGTACGAGGCTCTCGAAGATGTCCTGCATTTGATCGTGGTCGATTGCGATGATGATTTCATTGACACGGTGGACGAGCGACTGGCGTCGGAAATTATCGCGAAGGCACTCGAAGCATCGTTGCCGGACGAGGACACCAAAAAAAAGTCCGCACGGCGGCGTTGATACGCGGCGGCGAGTTGTGCAGGTCATGCGGCAGCCGTTGCCGCGACATCCCGAGCGACGCCGAGCCGATCGAGATCGAGTGTCCGACCTGCTCGGGGCTGAGTGACGACTGCGAGGCGTGTGGCGGTACTGGCACGTTCTCTCTCGACCGATGTCCGAAGGACTACGTCGGCAACGAGATCGCCGAGGCGGTCAGACTTGCCGACTATGCCAACGGCGGCATGTGGCCGGTGGCGGGCGGATTGCTGGATCAGTCAGCACAGTTCGTTTCGTTCGTGGCGTACCTAAAGGATCAGGACGCGAAGGTTCAGATCGACAAACAAGAGCGGCGAAATGGCTAACGACGTACGGATTCAATTTGGCGTTCAAGATCGTGCCTCCGAGGCACTGAAAAAGATCTCGGACAGTACGCGGAAGATGGAGCGTACGATCGCCGACGTCGCACGGTCGACCAAGAAGTCGGCACGGATGATGGAGGTGGGGCTTAAGAGCGTAGCGGTCGCAGCGGCGGCACTTGGTACGCTCAAGATTGCGGCGGCGGGCGTCAAGGCGGCATTTCAGGCAGCGACGCAGTACGTCGACGCAGCCGAGCAGCAGGCGGAAGCCGCACGCGGCATGACGCAGGCACAACAGGACTTCGCCGCCTCGCTGCAA